CTCATGCCGCCGATCACGCCGTTCGTGCCGTCGACCGGATCGTCGTTCAGCTGACATGGCCGAGGTCATGCCGACCCCGGAAAGTAGCAACATCGCTGCCATCTCCTACGATGAGATGGCAGCGGTGCTGACCATCGAGTTCAATTCTGGCCAGACGTACGAGTACACCGGGGTGCAGCCCGCGGCATGGCGCAGCTTCCAGCGCGCCGGCTCGAAGGGTGAATATTTTCATCGCCAGATCAAAGGGCGATACGCGACCGAACAAGTCTGATGGGCGCCACCCGCTACGGGGTTAGCGGGAAATGCGCCGACTGCGGCCGCTACAGCCGCGTTGCCGACCGCGGGCACTTTGGCTTCTCAATCTGCTGGGTCTGCGCCATGAAGCTGCTGATGATGCTGTGGACGGTCAAGGAGCGGCTGGATCGTGGGTGAGCTGTCACGCAGCGAAACAATCGACCGCACGGCGTTGCTCAAGGCGCTCTACGAGGACCGACCGTTAGCGCACGCGGTGTTGTTTAAACATCGTCGACCGAACAAGACGCCGGCGTTTCACGAAAAAATGATTAACGATTTTCACAATCTTTTTTACCCGCGCGTGCTGATGATGTCGTTTCGCGGTTCGGCCAAGTCGACGATTGCCGAAGAAGCCATGCTGCTGATGGCGGGGATGCGCGAATTTTCCAATGGCCTCATCATCGGCGAAACCGAAACCCGCGCCCAGGAGCGGCTGCGCGCCATCAAGCACGAAATCGAAACCAACGAGCTGCTGCTCGAAGTGTTCGGCGACCTGCAGGGGCCGACGTGGAGCGAAGGCGAGCTGATCCTGTCGAACGGCGTGCGGCTGCTGGCGATGGGTCGCGGTCAGGCGATCCGCGGTGTCAAGCACAACGACATGCGCCCCGACGCGGTGTTTTGCGACGACCTTGAGAGCAAGGAAATCGTCGCCAACAAGGATTTGCGCCTCAAAACAATCCGCTGGTTCTGGACCGATTTGCTGCCAGCGTGTTCGCCCGAAGCGGTGATCCGCGTTGCCGCGACGCCGCTCGACCCCGATGCGCTGGCGGTGCGGCTGACGCGCGAACCCGAGTGGACGGTGCATACCTACCCGATCACGCACCTTGGGCCGCAGGGCGAGACGCTGGCGACATGGCCCGACCGTTTCCCGTTGTCCAAGGTCGCCAATTTGCGGTCGTCGTTTTTGCGCCAAGGACTGCTGCGCGAGTTTACCATGGAGTATATGTGTCAAGTCACCAGCGCCGAGGACAGATCATTTACCCAGGATATGTTTCGTATCGAGCCGCAAGTGCGGACATGGCAAGCGGTCTACGCGATGTTCGATCCAGCGCGCACCACCAACGTCAATTCCGCCACGACGGGGTACGCCTGCTGGTCATGGATCGGCAACCGGCTGGTGGTGTGGGACAGCTGGGCGCGCCAGCTGATGCCCGATGCGATTGTCGCCGCGGTGTTCGACTGCGCGCTGGACACCGGCCTGCGACCGACCTTGATCGGCGTCGAGGAGGACGGCCTAAACGAGTTCCTCATGCAGCCGCTACGGCAGGAGCAGAGCCGCCGTGGGGTAACGATCCCGTTGAAGGCGATGCGGGCCCCCAAAGGCAAGTTTGACTTTATCCGCGGCCTGCAGCCGTTCTTCAAGGCGCGCGAAGTGATGTTCGCCAAACCGCTGCCCGACCTGGCCGAGCAGCTGATGGGTTTCCCGACCGGCAATATCGACGCGCCGAACGCCTTGGCCTACGCGCTCAAGATGCGGCCCGGGGCGGCGATCTACGAGGATTTCGGCTCGAAGCACCTGATGGGCGCCGACATTCGACCGTCGCCGCAAGTGACGCTGCACCTCGCCATGAACGCCACGGCCAACTGTGTTACCGGTGTGCTGCTGCAATACAGCGCCGGCGTGTTGCGGGTGTTCGCCGATTGGGTGATGGAAGGCGACGTCGCCACCGGTGCGGCCGAGATTGTTACGCTGGCCAAATTGTTCGGCGCCGGCCGCGTCAGCGCCATCGGCGGCACCCGGCATTTCGACCAGTTCAATAACGTCGGGCTGCGGCAATCGCTGGCGCGCATCCCGGCCGAGCTGATCCGCGGCGGTAATGCCGACGAGGGCCGCGCCGTCATCCGTGAACACCTGCAGCGCGAAAGCCGCGGCGTCGCCACGTTGCAGGTGTCCGAAACCGCGACGTGGACATTGAACGGCTTTGCCGGCGGCTACGCCCGCGGCATCGACAAGCGCGGGGTTATTTCGGGCACCGCCGATGAAGGCCCGTACCGCGTCCTGCTCGAAGGGCTTGAGAGCTTCGCTGCGGTGCTGCGCGTCGGTATGTTAGAGGATGACGAAACCAAGAATTATGGCTATACGCCGAGCGGACAGAAGTACTTGAGCGCGCGGAGATAGTCCGATGGCGAGGACACGTTGCGAACCGGGTTCGACACCGGCTTCCAGTTTCGACCCCCGCTTAGGGGCATTGGCTGCTTTTCCTGACCACGACTTCCGGCTGAAGTATCAGGACGCTGGTACAACCTTCGGTGCGTGTCCATCCACGCCGCCGCAACGCAATTTTGCATAGCATAAATTGGGACGCTGGCAATGGTCAAGACTGCACGCGATGCCGAACTAGGCAAGAAAGAGGCGATCAGGGTTCACCTGTTAAAGACCTATACCGATATTGAAAAGGGTTTCACCGATCAGCGCGAGCGTTGCGATCAGGCGCTTGACCATTGGGATGCGTTCCATTGCAAGCTCGGTGAAAAACAATTCTATTCGGGCAACAGCCAGATATTTCTGCCTTTCATTCACGATGCGGTCGACGCGCGCAAAACTCGTTTCACTAACCAGATGTTTCCGCAGTCGGGACGCTTCGTCGAAGTCACCACCCCCAACGGCGACATTCCACACGAAACGATGGCGCTGCTTGAACACTATGTGCGGTGGAACGACATGCGCGCCCGCATCGTCCGGCCGCTGGTCGTCAACGGCGACCTTGAAGGCCAGTACTCGGTCTACCTGTCGTGGAAGTCGCGCGAGCGTTACGTCGGCAGCAAGGTACAGAAAGCCGTCGAGAGTGACGGGCTTCCCATCGAGGAAGCGGGCAAGGTCGACGATTTCGAGGAAAGCGTCGTCACCGAAGCCGGGCCGTGGGTCGACATCATCGCCGATGCCGAATTGTTCGTGTGGCCGCTGACCGCCGACAACATCGACGACGCGCTCGACATGGGCGGCGGCGTGGCGATCCTGCGGCGGTGGAGCCGGGCACAGGTCAAGCGAATGATTAAAGACGGCGAGTTTATCAAGAGCGAAGCCGATAGCCTGGTGTCGGCAATGGACGCGGCGGGCAGCGATGTCGGCGAGAAGCCCAACGTCGCCAAGAAACTCGCCGAAGCCGCCGGCATCAAGGCCAAGGGCAAGTTCGTGCTCGGCTATGAGGTTTGGACCAAGATCAAGGTCGACGACGAGATGCGGACGTGCCGCGTTTATTACGGCGGCGACAAGATCATTCTGGGCTGCAAGCTTAATCCCTACTGGTGCGACCGGGTGCCGGTGTTGAGCGGCCCGGTCGAGCGCGCCGCGGGTGTGTTCAAGGGCCGGGCGCCGGCGGCTGACGTGCTCGACCTGCAGCTGTTGGCCAACGACACGATCAACGAGGGCGCCGACACCGCGCATTTCAGCGCCATGCCGATCATCATGACCGACCCCGAGAAGAACCCGAAAATCAATTCGATGGTGCTCGGCTTGGCGGCGGTGTGGGAGACGAGCCCGCAGTCGACGCAGTTTGCCCAGTTCCCCGAGCTATGGCGGTCGGCGTTCGAACGCTCGTCGGAATTGAAGCAGCAGATTTTTCAGACGCTCGGCGTCAACCCGGCGATGATCCCCAATCAGAAGGGCAAGCAGAAAACCAATCAGGCTGAAATTGCCAACGAGCAACAGGTTGACTTGCTGACGACGGCCGATGCCGTAACGATCATCGAGGAACAGATACTGACGCCGATCCTGCAGCGCTTTGCCGCCTACGATCATCAGTTCCGTAACGACGTCTTGCTGGTCGAGAGTTTCGGCGAAGTCGGCCAGAAGGCGATCATGCAGGAAATCGAGCCGCAGCAGGAGAACAAACGCTATTCGTTCCGCTGGTTCGGCGTCGAGGCGGCGCGTAACGCCGCGCAGATGCAGCAGCAGATCGCTGGTTTAAACGTCGTCAAGGAAATCCCGCCGCAGCTCTACAGCGGTTACAAGCTCAACCTCGCGCCGATGATGGTGCAGATGTTTGAGAACCTGTTCGGGCCGCGGCTGGCGCCGCAGCTGTTCAGCGAGGTCAACGAGCCCAGCGTCGATCCGATGATCGAGAACCACATGCTTGAGCACGGTTTCGAAGTGATGGTCCACCCCGGCGATGACGATCAGCAGCACATGATGGTTCACATGCAGATCGTTCAGGGCGGCGGCGACCACCACGGCACGGCGCGCAAGCACCTGATGCTGCACCAGCAACAGATGATGCAGAAGGCGGCGGCGCAGTCACAGCAGGCGCAGGGCGGGCCACCACAGCAGGGTGGCGGCGGGCCGGCAGCAGGCGGTCAGGCGGGCGTGCAGACCAACGTCAAAAATCCACCGGGGTCGATTAATCCCGATCAGATGGCGGCGGCGGGCGGTATTCAGGCGCCGAGGCAATAACCCATTGACTATGTAGAACCATATAGGTATTTGTGCAGCTCCGCGACGTTCTGGCGCGCTAACCAGACCCCCGACTGATCCCCGTACGGATCGAGGAGAGACGGCATGGCAGGCGATCTCGACCCTAAGGACATTGACGATGGCATCGAAGAACTCGACGACCAGCCGGGCGCAGAGCCTGACGATGCCGATTTCGACAACGAAGAACAACTCGACGGCGACGACCTCGGAGATGTCGATAGCGCCGAAGCTGGCGGTACTGAAACACCGGTAGCGCGGCAACCGAGCCGGGCCCAGGCTCGGGTCGAAGCCGCACTCGCTGGACGACGGGATGCCGAAGCTGCAACGTCTGAATTGCGCCGCGAGATGGCAGCATTACGGGCGGGACAGCAGAGCGACCAGACAGCCGAACGAGAGCGGTTGGCTCTCGCAGACATGGACCCTTATGATCGTCTGGTCTTTCAGACGAACAAAGCGGCCCAAGCGACGGAAGCGCGCTTTGCTGCACTTACGCATCAGCTGGCCGATAGCGCCGACCGCACTGATTTCGCTGCCAAAGCGGCGCGAAACAGCGCCTACGCCGCTGTCGCCGAAGAAGTCGAAACTTCACTTGCGGGGATGCGTGCCGCTGGCACCACCGCGCCACGCGAAACCGTGGCAGCTTATCTCATCGGCAAGCGCGCCATTGACCGCGCCGCTGGTGCTAAAACCAAAGCCGTCAAAGCCGGCGCGGCGCGCGTCACCGCGCAGACCACGCGCCCCGGTAGCGGCCGCAGCGACGTTCGTGCGGAAACCCCGCGCAACGACACGGTTTCAGCTCGCAACAAGCGGCTGGAAAACTTGCAGATTTGACGGGGGTACTTTTGCCCGCGTCTTAACGCGGGAGAACCCCAATGGCCGGAACTAATACAGCTGGTGCGTTCGCCCAGGACATCGAAAATTATATCGCTGACGAAACGCTGCCGCTGGCGCGCAAGCAGCTCGTCGCCTATCAGTTCGGCGATCCGCTGACGTTGCCCGAAGGCCGCGGCACCACCTACACCGCTACCCGTTATCTGCGCGTCCCGCTGCCGTTTGCGCCGCTGTCCGAAGGCATTGCGCCGGTCGGCCAGTCGATGACCATTCAGCAGGTGTCGGCCGTCGCGCAGCAATGGGGCGACAAGGTGACGATCACCGACGTCGCCGAACTGACGATCAAGCACCCGCTGTTCAAAAAAGCTATTGAGCTGATGGCGATGCAGCTGGCCGAAACGCTTGAGCGCAATTGCTTTATGAGCCTGATGGCGGGAACGCAGGTCAATTACCCTAACAGCCGCGGCTCGCGCGGCGCGCTGGTCGCGGGCGACGTGCTCGATCCAGTGACGGTGATCCGCACCAACGCGGCGCTGGTGACGCTCGGAGCGCCCCGCTACATGGGCGACGAGCAGACCGACACCAAGAAGGACGTGGACGCTGGCGGCGCGACGGCATCGAACGATCCGCGCTCGATGCCACACTATTCGGCGATCTGCCACCCGCTTGTCGTCGCCGACTTCCGCCAGAACGCGACGGTGATTACCGCATGGACCTACAGCGATATCAACCGGCTCTACAATTACGAAATTGGCGAATGGTCGGGCATCCGGTTCTGTCAGTCGAACATGGTGCCGAGCTTCACCGGCGTCGCCGCGATCAGCGGCACCGCCGGCACCGCGGGCAACTTGGCAACGGGTAATTACTTCATCACCGTCACCGCGTCCGACAGTCAGAACCAGTACGAGAGCCGCGTCTATCAGGTATCGGCGTCGACTGCTGTCACCGGGCCGAACGGCTCGCTGTCGGTGGTGCTGCCGGCGCTGGTCGGCTTCAATTACAGCGTCTACGTTGGCCTCACAGCGTCGCCAGCCAATCTGGCCCTATCGGTCGCTGGCCCGACCAATGGGCCGCTGACGGGGCAGGCGACGCAGATGGCGGGGGGTCAGACCGTCGTCATCACCAACCTTGGCGTCGCCCAGACGCCACCAGCCGCGCCGGCCAACGGGCTGACGATCTACCCGACCTTCGTGTTGGGCCGCGGGGCTTACGGGCAGGTGGTGCTGGACAACGCCAAGTTCACGTATTTAACCGGAGCGGATAAAGCAGATCCTTTGAATCAGTTGAGGGTGACCGGATGGAAAGCCTTCTACGGGACGCTCTTGAGCAATACTCAGTTCATGGCGCGCATCGAAAGCCTGTCAGCCTTCAGTGCAGCCTTC